AATGGAAAATCTATTCCGTATGTTATAGCCATATGAAATAAATATAAAGAATGATAAAATGGTTATAAAGGAAAACCCGGATTATTCATCCGGGTCTTTTTTTTCTTCCTCTATTTTTTTCCCTTTATGTCCATAAGGACAATGCCTACATCCTTTGGTGGATTCACAACAATACCCCCTTTCAAGGTGATATTGTTCAGTAAAAACTACTTGTGTTCCATCTAAATAATAATGAACATCTTTAATAAACTCTTTCATTATATTTTAGTTATATCACACGCCGCGCCAGCACAGCTTTGTGCTGCATAATCACTAATGTCTTTGTACTGTGGTTTATCCAATATCTCACCAAAATTAACTTCTTTAAATTGACGAGATACGGTTTCCCATTTATGGAATAGATGAACATCTTTCAAACAATACACCATTCTTCTCATATCTCCCTTAAAAAAGTTCTTTGCAAATTTTTTGGCTCTACTAATCCAATAATTCTTCAAAAGAACTTGTTCTCTTGTTCCCATTACCTGAATACTTGAATCTAACAAAGTGTCACAAGCTAACCATAGATTATTTTCAAAATAATGCAAACCATCCACAACTAATCCAGATGCTAAAATTGCACCTTTACCATATTCTGCAACAATCTCTTCCAAGTTTAATACTGAAGTAAATGGTGCTTGGTTGAAATCTTTGTCACCGTAATCAGAAATAAAACTAACGGCGGTAAAAAAGTCCTTGTTTTCCCAAATGTATTCAATAATAACATTCTTATCGTCAATAATAACTGTACAAGATGTGTTATGATTAACGGGACTATAAACACAAAGTTCAGGGTTTGTACCGGCGTTAACCCAATGTTGTTGAACTAATTTAATTAATTCAAGGTGTTTGATACCTTTCATATCCTTTTTGAAAAGACCTTGTTTGGGATTTTCAACAGGAACAAATACAACATAATCGCTTTTTGTGCTTGACCATACGCTATCCTCAAGCAAAAATGGCATATTATCAGTTAACCATTTTGCGGTGTTGCTTTCCTTATTTAATTGCATTATTCTGAAATACTTCTCAGAATGCTCAGGATGAATTCCACTTGCAGTACCTAAAACAACAGAAGCGTTACCTGAAGGTTTAACACAAGTTGTTCTTGCTGCTTGATTAATTTCAATTAAAAATGAAACTTCTTTATTTGTATCTTTAACAACATTTGCACCTTCTTCAAGTAATTCTGGGTTGAATAATTTTGGATTATTCATCCAACCAGTTATACTAACTCCAAGTAATGCTTCTCTTTCAAAGATTTTTTTACTTGTCTCTCCGAGATAAGGAAAATCAGTATAACCTGCTTGAAGTGTGCCCAAAATAGAAGCGTCTCTACAAGCCTTTAGAAACTTTTCTTTTGTTGTACATTTTTCAGCATTGATTTCTGTTAGATTACATTGTTTGGTCAAAACATTATTAAATAATCCTTGATGTTTATATTGCTCTTCAAAACAATAAGAATTGTGTAGCCCATCCAATTCTTCGATTGTGTCAATACATTGATACTTACCTTTATATTTAACTTCACTTGGCTCAAACCTTGTTTTAGTTGACCACAAATCACCGCAATCACTTATTTGTGCATACCATAAATCTTTATTTCTAACACCAAAATTAGTTTTTGTGCCGTTTTTACTACAAAGATTAACAGAAGAATTTATTCCTACTTTTGTTAGTAATAATTGTAAATCCCTAATCTTACTTTCTTCGCCATAAATTCTAGCTTTATTGTTATAAGTAATCGTTCCATCAGTATCTATCCAACCAGCAACAAAAGCGATTATAGATTTTTTACTCCAATTAAAAATTTCGGATGGTAATCCTTGTTCATATTTTAATTTATAAGATAATTCCTTATCCAATTTATTAAATGTTACATTATAATATTCACTTTCAATTCCATTATATTGTTCTTTTAATTTTTTTCCAACAATTCCTTCAACAAAAGGATATTCGTTAGAAAAATTAGTTTCATAAACAGAAGCAAATGGTGTTCTATATTTGTCACCAATTTTAGGACATGTGCCATCACCTAAAACAAAACCATAATCATATGCATAAACTTCATCGTAACCAAAATTAAAATCAGTAACATTACTTCTTGGTACTTGAAGTTTATATTTTGTTTTTTTCAATAATTTAATTAATTCTTTAGTTTCAATTTCTTTAAATTCTTTTTCAAATCTATTTTTAACTAACCATTTATGATTTTCAGTACAGTCTAAATATGATCCATCATTTAATTTAACCCTATATAACTTACGATTTTTTCCCGTTAATATTGGTTTTACTTTTGACCAATTTTCACCATTCCAAACCTCAATATTTCTATTTTCATCAACAACTTTACCAATTATCTCAATTCCATTTCTTGTTATAATTTTTGTGTCGTATGATACACATCCCTGAATACCAAAATTATCTTGGTTAGTTTTTACAAACTCTTCAATATCATTATAATGAATTTTTGAAAAATCAACATTCATCAATACGGGAATTTTCAAAATTTCAAAACAATTATGTACCGCAAATCCATTACATTCAAAAGATTCGATACCAAATTCTACACTACAATCATAAACTTTCTCACTTTTTTGAATGTATGTGATTGATTTAATAGATTCTATGTATTTTGTTTTATTGAAATTTCTCTTGTATTGCGATAATAAGGATTCTAATTTTGTCCTTTTTTCAAAATTTATAAATCCAACATTTAAAAACTTTTTAAGTGATTCGTTCGTGATAACAAGTTCATAACTATCCTTAATTTTATATTCCTTATTACCACCCTTTCCATCCGGTAAAATATTAGAACCAACCAAACACCTATTTCTATTAGAATAAATTTTGGAATAAATACCAATAGCGTTGAGTGCTATTTGTAAATTCTCTAAATTCTCTTTCTGTACTGATACAATTCTGGCTGACCTACCTTTTTTTGTGTTATCTAAAACGGTACCGTCCGCATCAAAATATCCAGAAATAATTCCGTTTATATAATCAAAACTCCCACTAATTAGTTTTTTAGTTAGGGCTTTCTCATATAATACAGTTTCATCTTTTTGTTCAATGAAATCGAACAATTCTTTTGTATTGATTAACGTATAGTTTTCTTTATGTTCAGATAAGACCAAATTTTCTTTCTTTTTGGATGACCATCCCAAGTCCTTCAAAAATTCTAAACATTTATTGTGATATTTAAAATTCTCATTTCCCCAGAATTTTAATTGACAATACTTGTTAGAAAAATTACCGTCTCCCAAAAATGACCCCAATAAATAACCAATTTTGAAATCATTACTATTGGTGTCAAATTTTATATCAACATCTTTATTATTACTAATGATTAATTTATCGCCAATCTGTAATTGAGATGCTGATACCATTCCATTATCCGTGAACATAACGTGTTCGCCCGTTACTTTAATTTTTCTTCCATAAATTGTCTCAAATTCATACAGAGGTTTGATTCCCGTTTCTTTAAATCCGGTTGATTTAAATGTTCTGGAATTTAAATTAATCTGATTGTTATTGGTTAATTCGGATGGGAAATATAATCCCTTCGGAGTATTGATTAATGTATCATCAGATACACATGGATTGAACATATCAAACCAACTATTAGCAAATACAAATCCAATATCATTTGCTCCATCGTTCAATTTAACAAGATATTCAAATTGATCTTTTTTTACTTCACTTCTTAAAAGAATAACCGAATTATTACTTCTTGCTCTTTGTGGATTTTCCATTCTCCAATTACCAGTCTTGGCATGAATCATTTCGTCATCATTGGGGTCCACAATCATATTTAAAGCTGAACGGCGTACCCCACCAGATAGTACGGCGTCTGCTGAATGACAAATAATATCAAATGCTAAAATTGGTCTGATTGTGTTTCCTTCCTTTTCAATCCATTTCTCAATTAATTGTTCAATTCTTTCCAAAGATTGTTTTAAACCATCATAACCGGGGGCTTTGAAACCACCACTAATATATGCACCCTTTTCTCTAATTTGAGAATAATCAAATTTTACTTCATATCCTGCGTATTCTGGAAATGGTTGATTATCAACAAAATATGATGATAACAGAAGACCTAAAGAATCTGCCCATCCCTCAATACTATCAGAAATAACAAATGTTTTTGTGCCTTTATTTCTTTTTTGAATTTTACTTAAATTCTTTACAAACGGAATTAGTAATCCGCCACCAAATCCGCAACCAGATAATGCTAAATAAAAAATTTCTTGGAAAACTCTATTACGTGCAATATGACCAGAAGTGCAATTGAACATTCTGGTGTTATGTTTCATTATTTGCTCATACCTATATTGTAAATTTCTTTGAGATGCCAAAACAACTTGGTCTTTCATGCTCTCAACAGCAGATTGTAAATATGGTTCGATTTCGTTAGCATAATTTACATATTTTTTTCTATGTCCATCAATTATGTTTTCACAAGCATCTTCCCAATTTTCATATCTACCCTTATCTTCCATCCATTTGAAATAATCAGAATATAATTTCAAGTCACTCAAAAATTTTTTACCTTTTTGCATTTTTAATTTATGTTTTATGATTTATTGTTTATTAACTTGTTGTTTTTGAAGATAAACTTCAGCGGCTCTTTTTTGTCTATCTTGAACTTTTTGTTCTTCATAACCAAGAAGTGTATTTTGTGATTCAACATCGATATTCAATAGTTTATTATTGAACGTACAATTTTGGAAAATAACACCATCTCTACCTATACGGGATTTAAGCAATGTTAATGTTGCCAAGTTATGTTCTTTTTGTTCTAAAGTCTTGGCTATAGAAATAATTACGTGAGCGATTTGAGCCTTCTTAATAGAACCACCCATTTGATCACTATTAACAACTTCAGAAGAAATAGATTCACGGTTACCTTGAGTTGCTGTCCAAATAGCAATATCAAATTCACCGGTCATAGCTTCCAAACTTCTCATTATTGAACCTTCTCCTTTCCATTCTTCACCATTTACGCTTCTTTCTGGTGAAATGCAATCAACATAATCCAAAATCAATAAATCAATTTTGAATCCTTCTGAAATGATTTTTCTAATTTTGGATTTAAGTTCAGAAATAGTAACGTTATCACTAGGTAATTTTAGAAGTCTTAATCCACCTTTAGATTTACTTTGTGCTTCTCTTACCAAATTAGCGACTTCTGGTGCTCTTTCTACTTGTTCGTTTGGATCAATTCCGGTCCATATTGTGTAGTGCTTTCTTTTTATATTATTTGGGTTATCCTCAAAAAATATTTGTAGGACATTAAATCCCCAATTATGTGCGGTATTTGCGAATTTGGTTAATATCGTTGTTTTACCTGTACCGGTTGGTGCCAATATAATACCCAACTCCCCTCTACCTAATCCACCATCCAATAAATTATCGATACCATTGATACCAGTAGCAATTGGGTGTCTATTATCTTTTTCTAAAGCTTCTTCAATATTATGAAATACGTCAACCGCGTCATGTCCCACAACACCAACTTGTAAAGCCTTTTGGATTATTTGTTCAATCGTGCTATAAGATTCAAATTCACCGTTTTCAATAATCTTATTAACGTTTTTAAGTTCTTTTTGTAGGTTTTGTTGTCTACAAAAATTAAGACCCTTATCTTTTGGTAATTCAGTATCATGAACTGAATTTTTAATGGTTTCTAAAGTGTCCAAATGTATTCTAGAACTATCTTTATCGCCATTCTCTGATAATATTTTTTGTGATAGGGAATTGTAGTTGGGTATTTTACCGTATTGCTTATGGAATTCCTTTAGGTTTTCCATAATATATTTAAACGAAGCATTATCAAAATACTTTGGTTCTAGCACATCTATTATTGTTTCACCATATTTTTTATCTTCTATAATGGCTTTAATTAATGATTGTTGAAAATCGTGACCGAGGTAACCAAAGTTTTTTTCTTTCATAATAAATTTATATATATAATTTTAAATTATAATACATAATTAAGGTATGTTGTTTCTAATTCTACCGACGACAATATATCTGTAAGGTTAGATAATATTGTCTTCAGTTTTGGACGAATATCCACCGTATATCTAACCTTAGGATGGTAGTACCATGCTGGGAATATTCTTTGAATAAATACATCGTCACCGACCTTAATTTCCATTAAAAAATGTTCTTTAACGTCATTTGCCACTTCTTCCACAACCTCGGAATTCAAAAAATAATTTTGATTTTCGCATAGATAGTCGGAACTTTTTATTTTCAAATCCTCCGAAATTTCCTCACAAATATTTTTAACATATTCGTGTAAATTCATAGATTTTCGGGCAATAGGATTATAATCCTTTACGTTAAAATATCTCTGACAAATGATATTTCCCTCTAACGTGAGTAAAAATTCAAATTTTGTGATGTCTTGTTGATTGTTAGTCATTTTCTCTAATTTTTATTATTTTTTTATTTTTTTCTTTTCTGGCTAATCTTAAAAAGGGATTTAAAAAATTTATCCAAGCGTCGTCAGTTTTAGGAAGAACGGTAAACATACCATCCTCCATCATCATTTTCATTGTATTTTTATATGAACGACCCTCGGGATCTAACTTTTCGTTTATTAACGTTAAAATGTTTTCTTTAGCCTCGTCTGTCAAAAAAGGATTGTCTAAACTGACAATTTGACTATTAATATCAAAAAACTCGTCACCAAAAACCCCATACTTTGTTACACCAGTTAATAGATTAACAATAGTCTTATTATACTTATTTCCTTCAAATAATAGATGACTTTGTTGCCTAATATCTTCAATGGTTAACTTTTTTGTTTTTAATTCAGGGAAAAATGATATTAATTTTTTTATACCCAATCCTTTTATACCGGCGATATCATCAGATGCATCACCGCATAACATTTTGGCTAACTTTACATTTTCTATTAATATCTCTTCATAATTATATATAATGATATCATTCTCACTATATAATTTTTGATGAGACGGGTTATAAATTTTAGTGGAGTTAGAAATAAGTTGATTTAAATCTCCATCAGAAGAATAAATAATTTTATTTTCATTTGGAGAATTTTGTGTATAAAAGGCTATACAATCATCAGTTTCGCAATATTCATATTCACCTTGTCTAACATAGAGTTCTTCCAAATATTGCTTAACCCTATTTCTTTGATAGTTGTATGAATTTAATTCTTCATCAGTCTTAACTCTTATTCTTCTGTTTTCCTTATAATGCGAGTAGATTTTTTTTCTGGATAACGAACTTTCATGCCCATCCCAAAAAACAACAATTTTTTCTAAATGATAATTCTCAAACGATCTACGAAGAGTATTAATAAAATGATAAATTCCTCCAAAATGTGTTCCTTTATGGAAATAGTTTTTAACACCATAAAACCCAATCGTAAGTAAATTGTCGCCATCTACTAATAAAACAGACATTAAAACTGATTATCAATTATTCATCTTCTGTTACAACATCTAATTCTTCGGCATCTGTAACATTAATACCTAATATACTACTGATATATGTTCCTTGGTCTTTCTTGTATTCCTCAATGGATTTCTTTTCTTCAACATCATCTTTACCTCTCATAAATCCATGTGCAGTAACCAATATTCTACCATCTTCATAACCTCCGCCATTTACGTGGTTTTTCATTATGGAAATCTTAGTTCTGGTAGCAATCCTAATCTTTCTCTTATCTTTTGTAATAGAAATTTTAGTCGTTCCTGCACCCTTTTGATTACCAAATAAGAACACCAATGTTGAGTTTAACCAAACAGCGTCACCACCTTTTGCTTTTATTTTTGGCTGTCCCCATGCGCTATCAGGTAATTCTACCCAAGGTTGGTTAACAATGACAAGAGTGTTGGTGTATTTTCTATCGGCTCTTCTTGAACCAGTAATTCTCTGATTTAATCCCATACCAATTTTGTCAGAGAATACCGAAGCGTTATGTTGTTTACCACCTTTTCCTTCATATGTCATTTTACATGGTACAGAACCTATAGAATCCCACAAAAAAAGAATATCATGTGGAATCTCATCTTTTTCTTGTGCGTCTAAAATATCGTTCATATAGTCCGTAATTTGTTCTATATAATCGAAATCATTCGCAAACAAGTAAAAATCGTCGGTTTTATTAAAACCCATTAACTCAGCATGTTCCCAATTCCATTTCTGTTCGGTAATAATAAAAACGGGTAAAATACCTTTCTTTTGTGCATCAACGGCTGTCTTAACAAGAGCAGTTGTCTTACCCGTATCGCTATGACCTAAGTACATATTTAGATGACCCATTGCCGGACCGGGTAAACCAGTTGCATCCAAAAATGCGTCACCTAAATCAAAGAATCTATCTGGTTTATATTCAGGTTCTCTGGAAAATTTCTTTTTAAAATCACCAAAATTATTTTTCTTAATAGCCATTTTTAAAAATTTGAAAAAGAACCCTCATCATTTCTTGTCTCGACCCAATACTTTGATGAAGGTTCTTGAATTATGTTAGAACGGTAAATCTGAATCTATGTCTTCTGAATCTTGTGGGTCTTCAATTGTTGTAACTTTACTTGGTGTTGCTACCATTTCATCTGAAGTTTCCATATTGGATGATACCCATTTATTTTGGTTATTATCCCATCTTGGGACTTCACCACGAGCAACCATATCAAGATAATCTTCAGACTTTTTGGAATAAACGTCAGACCACATTAATTCATCATTTATCCATTCTTTTGCTACAGAATCGTCAACATTCAATGGACTTGGGTCTTCTGGAATAATTGAGTTGATGGTAGTATATTCTTTACCGGTACCTGACTTAGTAAGAGTTAAGAATAATGTGATATCTCTTCCGTTTGTTGGGTCGGTAATATCACCTTTCTTTTGGAAAACAGGAAAGATTTTATCCAAATTACCGTCTTGTTTTGTGTTGTGTTTAAATCTCCAAAACTTAACACCGTCTTGTTCATTATCGCGGTCTATGACTTTTACGATGTAATATTTACGGGCCCTATATTGCTTTGACAATTCCTTATCGTCTTGTCTTCCGGTCATAATAAGACCTTCATAAACCTCATTAAGAGGAGACCTTTTACCTTCTTGTTTTGGATCGTATAGTTTTACCCACTTTCCATCTACTTGTAATTCATGGAAATACACTTCGACGAATGGTGAAGACCCGTCTTTAGTTGGAAGAATTCTAATTCTTCTTTCTTCACCTTTTGACCCCTTTGGGAGTACAGTTGTAAAATACTTTTTCATTCTTTCTTCCTGAGAAAATTTGTTTGCGTTGCCACTTGTGGCTTGTTTGTTTTTTTCGTACTGCTTGAGTATTGCATCAAATGTTGACATGATAATTAAATTTTGTTTTTAAACTATTATATGAAAAGTATAAATAAAAAAACCCGGATTATAAAATCCGGGTCTATCTTTTTTAAATTAATTGTCAATTTTTTATGTGGCCGATGGACTTGGAGTTGGACTTGATGTTGGTGAAGGTGTAGGTCCGGTTCCACTTGGACTTGGTGATGGCGATGGGCTTGGGGAAGCCGATGGACTTGGAGATGGTGATGAACTCGGTGATGGTGATGGGCTTGGAGATGGTGATGAACTCGGTGATGGTGATGGGCTTGGAGATGGTGATGGTGATGGTGATGGTGATGGACTTGGAGATGGGCTTGGTGAAGGTGTTGGCGTTGGGCTTGGACTTGGTGTAGGTGTTGGTGTCCAACTAATGATATAATCAAAATAATCAGAATTAAATGAATTTCTGGTAGTTACACCATAACCGTATGTGTTTGCTAATGCATTCGCCATATTTACATCAATGTAAGTGTTTGGGACAATAATAGTATATTGTCCTCTCGATATGGCGTCTGTAATCAAAGTACTTATATAAGATAATGTAGATCTTGTACTTGTTGAGCCTGTTAATGCTGCTGAACCTGATATCATTTAATATTATATTTTATATATATTTTTATTCTAATGTTAATAGATAACTTAATTTATTAACTAAACCAAGCATTTCGTCACGAATATTTAAAAGATTTGTATCTGTTTCTTCTACTTGTTCAGTTATTTGTATAAGTGCATCTCTAACGGTATTGATAAATCCTTTCATATCCAATTCTGTTAAATTGGATAATTTTATTGTGTTTGTTTCTTCATCCAACACAAATCTACCGTATTTACCCATCGCTTCTTCTACATAAGAATCAACCAAATCTTCTAATTCATCATAAGTTGAACCAAAAGCATTGTGTCTAGCATAACCTTTTGTTTGCCAGTGGTTTATTTTTAATTGCATTCGTAAACCAAGAAAAAAGTTTACGTTAGAACTTAATTTCATTGTCTTCTTCCTCAGGATTAAATGTTTGTCTTATGGTTTCTGGTGAATAATTTTGAATATCGTCTTTTGTTAAAACATATTCATTTTTACCTGATGCTCTCATTTCACCTTGTTTTTGTGCAAAAAATTCTTGCGGTCTTTGGTTAAATGGATATGAATCTAATGACCTCATTTCTAATTTTTCCTCAGGTGTTTCTGGTTTCATTTGTTCAACCTTATAACCTAATTCATCTATTTTGGTTATGATTGAATCCATTTGACTTAATTTTTGTTCCAAATCACTAAGTTTAGTGAATACATCATCCATTTTACCAATTACTGAATCATGTTCTGTTTTAGTAGAATCTAAATCTTTTTTAATGCTTTTTGTCATATTGACCAAATCAGTCACATCCACTTCTTCTGTTGTGTCTGTTTCTGGAAGCGTAGGCTCCCCACCAGCCGCGTCTGTTGGCATCGGTGGTACATCACCCGTTGGAGGAGGAACGTCTCCCGTAGGAGGCGCAGCTGCGTCTGCGGGAGGAATAGCAGCCGGGTCAGTAGGCGGAACGGCTTGTTCCACTATCATTTTTTTAGCATAATTGTTAATGGCTTTATAGCGCATTAATTCCTCTTGTAATTTTTTTTCTAACATGGCTTTAATCTTGTAATAATTGTCTACCGTCTTCGGTAATATATTTTTTATTTATTCTTTCAACAATACCGTCTTTAGACCTAATGACATAACATTCACCCGTCTGCAAATCACAGACTTCTTGTTCCATACCGTCTTGGGATACAGATTTGACTTTATTTTTATTTAAAAATTGGTCAACACTTTTATTTAAGTTTGAGTTTTCCATACTTTTTTATATAAATATCACGAATTATTTATTATTTTA